TAACTTGTCCGCAGTAAGCGTTCCGTCTGGTGCTGTTGTGGCGTTTGCGGTAATTGATGATCTTGTCTTGCTCCAGTTTGCGTTAGTAAAATCTCCTGAAGCAACAAAAACATTAGTCCTAGACTCCTCAATGAGCAACCCCTTGCAAACCAGCGTGACTGGATCGTGTTCGAAGCGTGGGGCATTGATAGCAGCAGATTGGATCAACCCATCGCTCCCCACAAACGTCCCACTGGATGCCCGTGTAAACACCGGAGTTGGCCCCTTGCGAGCCGTGAGGGTTTTGTCGGTGGCGAACTGGAGGTCAAGGGAAAGCCCATCAAGACCCACAAACTCCGAAGTAAGCGGAGAGGTAAATGGGTATGTATCTCCACTAGTCCCCAACTTAAACATTGGGAAACCAGCGAATTTCTGGGTGAGCTTTCTGTGACTTGCCATAGGTGTAGCTTACAGTTCGATGGGCTTGATGATGACAGTCACAGAGAAACCAGCAGAGGCTCCTGAGATTGCAACACGAAGCGAACCAATCGGGGTAACAAACAAACCGCCACCGTTACCAGTGAGAGTCGTCTCAGAACCAAGGTCAACATAAGTAGAACCAATGAGTTGCTGGAGTTTTACGGTTGCCCCAGAGAATGTTCCTGCCACAGCAAAGCCCGAAGGTTTACCATTACCAACAACGTCGATGTTAAGTGCGCCGCCAGTGAGTTCTGCAAAGAGGACTGTGCGGGAGTAGTTAAAGGTAGCCATAGTATTAGTTTAGTAGTTGATGCTTGCGCCAGTTCCAGAGGAACCAGTAGAAACCGTAGGACGGCGAATGATAAGCGAAGAGATTCCAGCCGTGCGCTTCTTGGCCTCAGTGGGCATCGAAGGAGCTTGGACTGTTTCAGCCACTGGGGTTGGTGGTGGTGGAGCCTGTGGTGGTGGTGGAGCAGCCGTCATTTTAGGGGATGAAAAGCACATATCGTTTTAGTTTTTATTAGTTTAGAATATTTTCGTTTTGATCATCATACGTTTGATGAAGGAACCTAATAACACTCCTTGCCCCACAGTGGTAATCAATATCCCTGCAAGTATCACTCGGAGTGAAATCCTTTTGTGGAAACCTTTCTTCCAAAGCCTTGATAAGCTGGGAGGAAATTGCAGGGAATATTGAATACTCGTCCATGTTGGTGATCCTAATAGTGCGCTAAATGTCTTCTAGCTCAATGGGTAAGACCCCGTCAGTAATCAAATCCATCGTCTCACTTAGGCACACTGCGTTCCAAATGATAGCCCCAAGGTGATCCTCGGTGTCATCGTTCTCCATAAAGGCCCACAGGTGGCGATACAGGCTGTCCACGTAGCGGCTCAAGGGGATACCTTGTTTCCAGTTGTCCCGCTTGTACTTGGCTGCTCCATCTTCAAAGCGCCTTGCCAGCTTCATCAAAGCCCGTGGTGGGATAGCCGAAGGAATCCCTTTACCCACCGAGGCATCCCTCACTGCACCCGTGTTGAACTCAGAGCGTTCTCCAGAATCTGGGATCTTCGCTGGTGATAAAACACTGTCGTACCTAAAGCCTTTGAAGTAATCTCGGGATGCATCTGTCATACTTGCGGTGGTGTCCATAGTTTCTTGATGGTTTTCGTTTCGTGGTCTACGTCTTGGTGTTGTAGGATGTAAGCCAACCGTGCATTCATTAGTGCATCGTCGTGGGTTAGTCCAGCTTTTTCGTAAGCAGCAATAACGGTGTCCCAAGTGTACCCGTCTTTCTCCAGCATCTTCTCGGCTGTCTTAGGGCCAACACCTTTGATACCAAAGTAATTGTCCGTGCTGTCTCCCATGATGGTTTGCATCAAGTGGAACTTACGAGCGTGTTCTGGGGTGATGGTTCGCAACTCACCTTTAAGGAAGTTAAACCACTGGCAAGGGACTGTCTCAAAGTCTTTATCTGCGCTGACAATAATGGACCCTTCTTGATCCATAGAACCCATGATCCCCAACACATCGTCGGCCTCCATGTTCTCCCAGAAGGCAATGTCGTAGCTGTCACAGACCCACTCCCTAAGATCGTTGATCCCTAGCGGTGACCTCTTGCCTTGGCGTTGCGCCTTGTAAAGAGGGTACATCTGGTGACGAAAGGTAAGCCTGTCACTGAACGATACGATAATCTCAGAGGCATTGAGTTCCTCTTGGATGTAATCGATAAGTCCTACAAAGGATTTCTTAAGTTCACTGAAGTCGCTGTGGACTGTGAAGATGTCATCGCTCCATCGGACCTCTTGCTCAACCGAGAAACAAGAACGATAAAGGATCATGTCGCCATCAATAAGTGCTTTCATATTTTTTAGTGTGTCTCTGCCCAAGTATTTCCAATTTTGTATTCCCCGTCAATAGGACATTTGAAGTTGAGAATAGTGCCTGCTTTTTTCAACGCCATGATAAAGGTTTCCCCAAGGTCTTTTGCGTGTTCTGGTAAGCAAGAGAACTGGACTTCATCGTGGATGTTTCCGTGTAGCTCATAGGGATACAGGGCTTTCTTGGAAAAAGAAACCAAGGCTTGCTTCATCAAGATAGCACCAGCCGATTGCAACAAAAGGTTAAGGGCGCTATGAGGTGAACGACACGGCAAGATGCGACCATCGAGACCTTTAAGGGTGTTGGTCTTTTGAACGTGTTGTTGGACAACGTCGTTGAGTTTACCAATGGCTGGGATTCGACGCATGAAGTCAGCCTTAAGCTTCTTCCCTTCACGTGAGGAGCCTCCTACAATGGACCCAATCTTGGCATCTCCAGCACCATACAGGAACGCATAGATGAACGTCTTTGCTTGATCCCGTGTCTCCAACCCAGCAGCCCTTTGGTTTGCCGTGTGGATGTCATCAGCAACGATTACCTTTGCGTACATCCCTTGGTCCCACTGATGCAAATAGTGAGCCAAGCAGCGAAGCTCAAGGCCAGCAGCGTCAGCACCTACAAGCACCTTGCCCTCGGGAGCCTCAAAGCAATCCCGGCACTCATGGCCAAACGGGGCGCGACCTGCGGGAACCTGTGCCACGTTGGGATTCCTGTGGGTACAGCGACCACTCACGGCTCCACCAGTTACCACCTCACCGTGGATGCGGCCATCACGAGCCAACGTAAGCCACGCTTGTTTACCCTCGGCCACCTGTGCAAGACGCTTGGCAAGCAACAGGTACTCACACAGAAGGTCCGCTTGTGGTAACCCTACGTCACGCAGGACTGCCTCGTTGATCGCTGGACGCTTACCTTCAAAGGCTGTTGGTTTCCATCCAAGTCCCATGAGTCGCTCAGAGATCTGGTCACGGCTATTGGGGTTGAAGAGGACTTCCTTTTTCTTGTTGCCCAACTTAGTTGCCAGCTTCAACAAGCTTGTAATTTCACCGGGGCGTTTTCCAAGTTCCTTTAAGGTGATCCCCAGTTCCTTCTTGGTTGCTCCTTGGACTCCCTCAACTTCCCAACCCATCGAGGACTTCATCTCCTCAACGGTTGGTGGGAATGCTTCTTGGAGTTGTTGTTGGAGAATACCGCGAGCAGCCATAAGGTTGGCCGTGAGCTTCTCTGCTTTCTTTATGTTGAATGGCCACCCGTTGTTCTCTTGAACAGCCATTAGCTTTGCGAAGTCGTGTTCCAAATAAAGCATCTGGCGACTTGGTTTACTTCTGGTCAAATAGTAGAACAACTTAGCGGTGACCCTTACGTCTTGCTCGCAGTAATCCTGCATCTCTTGGGACCATGCGGACCAATCGGTTGTCTCACCAAACTCCCCCTTGTACTCACCAATGCGATAACCCCAAGCCTTCAGCGAGTGTCTACCAATGAGATCCTTTGGGAATCCTTCACGGTTGAAGTCGTCGTTCTTGGCGTCTGGGTGAATGCACATGGCCATCACCAAAGTATCAAGGACGTTCTCGTGGTTAAACCCATAGAGTTTCTTGAGGCAGGGAGCGTCGAACTTGATCGAGTTGTGGCCACAGATATAATCAGCAGACGTAAGTAGATCCAGTCCCTCTTGGATGTTTCCCTTTTGGGAACTAAAGGACTGCATCCTGTCTGACACAGGTTCGTAGATGGACAAACAATGGAGATCCTTGAGACCTGCCTTGGTTTGCCAATGGTCGATTGCGTTTGTTTCGATGTCGAAGAATAGAAGTTTCATGTTGGTGGTTGTGTTGGTGTTATTAGAACGGGCTGGCTTCGTCATCTTGCTCCTGTTCACACGAGTCTTCAAGGAAAGTTTCTTCCATTCGTCCTGTGTTTTTATCGTACTGAAGATGGCAGCACAGACCAGTGTCACCCGTGAAACGATTCTTGAGAACCCGTAAGGCTGTCACGTTCTTGTTGGCTGGATCTTGTTGGTTCCTTTCCAGTCCAAGAACGATGTCGGACAACTGAGCAATCGCAGCAGAGCCACGAAGGTGAGCCAACGATGTTGCTGCGCCATCCTCGTGACCCTTGCCCTCAGGGCGCTTAAGGTGACTTACGACGATCATGCCAATGTTACACTCTTCTACAAGGGATCGCAGCTTGGTCATTGTGTTGTCAATCATTCGTCGCTCATCGCCATCTCCTAGACCAGAGACAACAATAGAAAGGTGATCCAACACAATGTAGTCAACGTCCAAGGCTTTCGCCATGTAGCGGATGTGACCCAACAGGTTATCAGATTCAAGGGAACCCCAGTGGTCGTAAAGGAAGAACCTTCCAGATCCCACGGTGGCATCAAAGGCTTTCTTGAGCGCCTCAGTTTCCTTTATCTCTCCCGCAAGATGTAGGAGACAACCAAGTTCCAGCCCCACGATGCCGCTAGCAGTCCGCTCAATAGACTCTTCAAGGGCAATGTACCCAATGCGTTTGTCGGTATTACGAACCAGATTGTGAGCAATGACACGGCATATCTGTGACTTACCAATGCCGCTACCAGCGCACACTGTAACGATCTCACCTTTGCGGATACCTCTTGTCTTTTCATTGAGTCCTTGGAATGGGTATGGAATGCTTTCTGTGTTCTTTGGGTTTAGTAGTCGGTCATATACTTCGCTGCCTTCAACGATGTCATCAGGTCTCCAGATCTTGGCATCCCAGAACGCTCTCACAAGCTCCTCGGTTTTCCCCTGCATCAACATCTCATTGGCATCCTTAAGTGGTAGACGGGCTACCTTGCACTTACCTACAGGAAGGATCGACGAGACTTGTTCCACGGCTTTGCGGCCTGCAGCATCTTCATCGAACATCAGGATCACTTCATCGAACTTCTGGAGCCACTCAAGATTCTTCTTGAAGGCGCTCTTGGCTGCTGCTGCTCCTGTGGGAAGCGATACAACTGGCCACTTGTTTCCGAATACCTGAGACAAACTAAGGGCATCAATCTCGCCTTCAGTAACACAGAGCTTGCGGCCACCATTGGGCCACAGGTGTTGACCAAAGAAGGTCGAAGGAACTCCAATGGATGAGAACGACTTGTCCTCAAAGCGGAGCTTCTGGGCCATTAGGTTTCCTTGGAGATCCCTGTACTCAGCGATGTGACATACTTTGTCGTACTGCTTGCCGATCTTGTAGCCAAACTTCTGGCAGGTCTCAGCGTTAATCTTTCTAGCATCCAATGGAAGTACCTTCCCGATAAGGAAAGACCCATTGGCCGTTGGTGGTGGTGGTATAGTCATGGTGTGTGTGTTTGTATTATCTTTCGAGGTCGGCTCAAAGTTCCCACAAGAGAAACAATAAGTCGATCCGTCATCATTCATCGCGGCAGCATTAG